TCATCATCATCGTCATCGTCGTCGTCATCATCGTCATCATCTTTGGAAGATTTTTTATGTGATTCTTCCATTGCCTTTTTCTTTTTGGCTTTGGATTTTTTTGATTCACCTTCATCATCATCGTCATCATCGTCATCATAACTACAACCAGCTTTCTCAAGAATTTCTAAAGCTGCTTGTACAGCTTCTTCCATTTTTTTCTTGGTTGCTTTTTTCTTTGCTTTTGATTCGCCTTCATCATCGTCATCATCGTCATCATCTTTCCAGCTTTCTTTCACTGATTTGTTCTTTGCTTTCCAAGCAGTAGCAAAAGCAATACCTGTTTCTTTCTTGGTTAGTTCACCATCCTTAGAATAACCTTTCTTGATATGCTTAACCATACGCTCATACTTAGCGCCTGGAGGTGCTGACTCATCAAGAATTAATTCTCCGATTGGTTCATATCCAGCCTTCACACAGTTATTAACTTCTTTGTCACCTTTCATCTTGGTGCCTTGTTTCTTATAACCTTTCCAGCATGATGTAAAACCATTATCATCTTTGCCATCCATTTTTTCAAAGACGTAATGAACACCTTCATGATAGATGTTAAAACTTTCTTTCATTTTCTTTGCCATCTTGGCATCTGCTTTTTTATCAGCAGCAGACTTTTCCCATTGAGCAGAAGTCATACCAGTTTTTTTCATGCCTGCTTTATCTGCTTTCTTATCAGCAGCAGAATTTTCTACACCTTCAGTAGCGATAACGTTTGTGTATTTGATCTGAGCACCGTATGATGGTTTAATACCTGATCCTGTTTGAATATTAACAGCAGGATCTGGTGGATGAGCGTGTGCCTTTGGATCTTTTTTATCTGTAGAATCTACTTGCTTTTTTTCAATAGTAGGAATACCTTCTTTACCTTCACTTAAATAAGAAGATACAGAATTAATTAATGCTTGTGAAAATGCATCATTATGACGAACTGATGTCGTTGGGTTTTGTCTTTCCATTAGTAAAAAATATGCTTTCCTTTTCTTTATTTATGTTTTCTACAACATTAACTAAACGAATGTCATTTATCCAAGCACGAAACATCTGTCCTTCTTCTGTAATAGCAATCACATAGTTAACGCCAGTCCTATAAATCTTTCCTTTCTCGCCAGTAATAGAAGACATAACAACATCACCTTCATTGAATACGCCACCATGTCTAAACTGTTGACGTATAGCATTCTTTCTGATTTCTTTAAAGTCTTTCATTTAATACCCAACCCTTCTCTTACTTCTCTCATTAAATTCATCATTTCTTTGTCATCTAAAGTAGATGGTATTCCTTGCCTAAACACAGCAACGTTAGCATTTGTTGCTGCTTCTCTCATTTTACTAGCAGACATTCCAGTTGCTCCATCAGCATCTGGATCTCTTTCTCCAGCAGACTTTGTTTCCAAACTTCTAAACGTGTATTCAACTTCATTATATTTTTGAATTAGTAAATCCATTTCACTTACACGATCACTACCAACCACAAGAACAACATCAGCATACTCACCTTGTAAACTTTGAAGAACTTTGATAATAGTTTTTAGATCTTCATTTAACATAATATGATCCTTATGTCTTGGAAACATTTTTTTCATGTATCCAACTTTCTGCTCAGCAGATAAAGGATTTTTTTTCTTGTCCTTTGTGTGACTAGTGTAGATTTTATAGTCATCGGTTCCAGCAATCCTCGCTACAGCATTGATCAATTTTTCATGACCAATCGTAGGAGGATTGAAGCGACCGAAAGTAATGACTACCTTCTTAAACATTTTTATTAGTATTTAGTTTCCTTGTACCCAGTTCTTTTGAAGCGTGAAGTTTGCTTGACTAAACTCCAATCGATCTACCAACTTAGTGGCAGTTCCATCTTTGATAGCAACAAATCCTTCGGGAGCAGTAACCCTAAATCCATCTTCAGTTCTAAGAAATGTTCTAGTAGAATCAGCTGATTCTAATTTTTTAACAAATAGATTTTTAGCATTCTGAAGAATGACATATAAAGTAATCGTTGCTTTCAATTCCGTGATATTAGAATCCACAAATTCTATTCCATCATAAAGTTTTTTAAGTTTAACTGCTTTGGTTTTTTCCTGCTTGACTTTATCAACTTCTTTCATCATTGTTTGATGATAAGCATTTTTAAAGTCAGATATAAATCTATCTATACTACTGATACGTTTACCCTCTCTAACATAAGTGTTGAAATAAGTTTTTAATCTTGTTCCCACACTCAGATTATCTTTTGAATTGATCTGTTCTGAAATAGAATCAAGAAAAGAAGATGCTCTTGTTAAGAAAGGAACTGAAGTTCTTTTCATGTTTTGTAAGTTACGACGTTCAGTAGCAGTTAAAACCATGTTAGATCCCAACGTGTCTACTTCAGCACTAATAACAAACACAGTATCAGTAGAAGATAATTTACTTACATCAACACCAAAAGCAGCATGGGATGCAGCAAGAGTAGTACCAACATATCTGGTATGAAATACTACTCCGATTTTAGCTTTCTTTGCTTTTGTATATGCTGGAGTTCCCTTAGGAATAGCATAGGTAATAGTGTTGGGCGTGAAAGTTAAATAATCTTGACCATGAATCTTTTCGTCTTTAGCATCATCAGTAAATAAAAGATCACCTTGAATGATTCCTTTGATGCCTAGAGCAGGAAAATATTTCAAAGCTACTTTCAGTTTTTCCACAAGACCAGGAGAATTACCATGGTTGTTTTCAATGTCAGCATCCGTGTAATTTACTTTTGGTTCAGTCTTGTTAAAAACGGATTTAGTACCAACAAAGAATTTTTTATTCTCTGGGTTGATTCCACAAATGATAGCAGGAGCACCATCCCATTTCGTGGTGATCATAAAGTTATTGGTTTGTGTACCACTAAAAGTTTTGGTAAGAGCATCCAAGAAAGCAAAAGCATCTTTCGCTCCTTGATGACCATCAAAAAGGATGCTGTCTTCTAAGTGTTCTAGGTGAGTGTTCTTGCTCATAATTCTTCTGTGATGAATTGTCCTCGGTTGTTTTTAGATACCCGATGGGTGACGTTCCTCCCACCTTTGGAGGAGACTACCACTCTAGCACCTCGGATACCATAATCGCTACGAACGCCTTTGATCGATTCATCAGCAATATTTTCCGATGATGCTTTTTTGATAAGCATTAGTACTGGTTCATACTCCCCAGTCATTCTTGTACCATTCATCATAATATGTGCTGACATATGAAGAGAATATTTGTTTCCAACTTTCCTTAAGGAAGGATGTCCTTGTAAAACAGCAGTACAATTAGATGGTCCTTCACTATGTCCATACATTTTTCCGTAAACAGATTGCATTTCAAGATTTATATCCTTCACATCCATACCAAATGTAGTTGGTCCCATCTTTGTCAAATCAAATAATTTATCTTTACCTATTACCGATTTCATGTAGTCAACAAATTCATCCAATTCGGTAAATTTTCCTTTGGGAAAATGAGTTACTCCACCCCATTGCTGGAAATGGCTAGCTGTACTTCCTTGTTTATGAGAACACCACGCTACCTCAACAAGTTTTCTATTTTGTAAAGCAACAAATGCTATATCTGCTTTAGGTGTACCACTAACTTTATTAACACCTACTACATTTTCAAAAGTTTTTGTTCCAATTTGAAGATCTATCATCGGAACACCAAGATTATCTAATGCTTTATTAAATGTGTTTATGAAATCTGCTTCGCCTTGTTCAGTTGCTGTAGGATAATTTAATGTATAGGAAGAATCTACAGTATCAACATAGTATTTTAATTTGCCCCAATTTATTGTTCTGCTTTGTCCAGTAGAAATTTTTCCACCAAATCCAACATCCATTCCCAATCCATTATCTTTTAATATCTTCCCACTATTAATAGTGGTAGCAGAATTTTTTGATGTTGATGTGTAAAAGTTAACTTTGAATGGGGCGTTGCCAATTCCAGTTGGATCTTTTTTAATAGATTCTAGTATCTTTTCTAAGATACCATTTTTACCAGAATAAAAATTATTAAAGGAAGCAAATCTTTTTGGTTCAAATTCTATAAACTCTTTACTTGGTTTCCATCTACCGTTTACTTTCTCTGGTATACTGATACCAACCATTTTGAAATAAATTTCAACACCATTATCTTCCGATAATCTATTTTTATCTAGAAGAATAAATGGTTTATCGTTTTTAATTCTATTGTATATAACTTCAAAGCACTGTTCATATCTCTTGGAAATTTCAGACCAAGTTAATCCTTTGCCCCCAGCCATATAAACATGTGTCTTATTGATAGAAATATTTAGAAACGGAAGGGGTGGGATTCGAACCCACGGAAGCTTTCACTTCGCTGGTTTTCAAGACCAGAGCCATCAACCACTCGACCACCCTTCCAATTATAGGGGCATTGCCCCTGATATTTATCGATCGTCTTCTGAACGATGTTCAGAATAATAGATATCAAACGTACCACCAGGATAACGTTTCTCTAGTTTCTTGACGTTGGTTTCAATCACTTCTTCAAATGATACTCCCAGTGCCATAGTAGCTTGTGCTACGTACCACATAAGATCACCCAACTCAATAATAAGATGTTCTCGATTGTCATCGTTCCAGGGCTTACCTTGGAAAACCATCTTCTTAATGATCTCAAGAAACTCACCACCTTCAGCATTGATACCAACGCCAGCAGTAAGCAGTCGTTCAATATTGGCACCCTTACGATCCAACTCAACGAGACGATCAGAAAGGGCAACAAAATCTGTAGAAGCGTCCGAAGTAACAGCATCAACAAATTCTTCGTAGCGTTTAAAAACAATATTGTCAGCCATAAATTAAATTACAAATTTAGAAAATTTATCTATCCTTGATTGTTTAGATGAAACATCTTCAAGGTATTCATATGTCTCATCTTCTTGATCAGTGATCAATTCTGAACCGTCTGAATCATCAACATTATACAACTTCATCTTTGCCCTGTCAACCCCAATAGTAAATCTCTTGTGGAAGGTGGGATCATTATATCTGTTCTTAAGTTGTTTGACCATGATCCTACCAGATGATTCAAGTTCCTCAGTAGCGATAAGAGCAAACATAAAATCAGCAGTAGCGGGAAGACCAAAAGACTCGGAAGTATCGGTAAGATCAACGTCACTATTACCAAACCCACTCCTAGTAGTTTGAGTAGCAGATACAATTGGAACGTTGTGTTCAACAGCAAGTCCCCTAAGTTCTTCAGCAATTGCTTTAACATAAGTGTAACTGTTGACAATGTGACCTTTATATCTAGCAGACGCACATATATTAAGATAGTCCACAAAGATAATATCAGGTTTGAAATATTTCTTCAAACTTAATTCATTAAGCAATGATTTAAAATGTCCAGTGTGAGCGGAAGCAGTAGGATATTCTTTGATGATAAGACGACCTTGTGTTTTTCTACCAATCTCATTAACCCTAGAAGTAAAGATTGATTCTGGAATTGTAGTAATATCTTTGATATTTACGTTGAGGAGATTAGCGTCAATACGTTCAGCAATCTTTTCTTCCGCCATTTCCAAAGTGATGTATAAAACATTCTTCCCTTGGGAAAGACAAGAAGCGGCACAGTGGCACATAAACAAAGATTTGCCAACACCAGTTCCAGCCAAAGCAATGTTAAGTGTTTTGTTTGGAAGACCGCCCTTTGTAATGATGTTGAATTTTTCGAGATCGAATGGTGTTTTGTCTTCTTGTACATGGTAGAAATCATAACGTTCTTGGACATTCCCAATATAATCGTGACCTACGTGTTCATCGAATGAAACTGCCAGGGCCTCTTGAAGGATACTTGGGATCGCATCCTTTGATACTTTTTGATTGCCTCCGTCTGCAATCTTGATTGATTCGAGGAGGGCGAGATAGATTGCTCTGTCTTTACACCACTTCTCTGTGGTATCAAGCAACCATTTGTATTCGACTTCATTAGTATTGAATTCTTGAATCGACTTAACAGCGTTCGTATATGTTTCCTCATCTAAATCTTTCCTTCCTTGTAAGTTAATAATTAAAACTTCTGCCGTTGGCATCATGTTATATTTACTAGCGAAGTCCCATACCTCTTCGTAAATAACTCTTTCGTGTTGATCAGTAAAATAATCTGGTTTGACAAAGGGAACTACCTTACGGTAGAACTCTTCGTTACAAACCAGATTCCTTAGAATTGTAAATTCAATCTTCTCCGTCATCTCCTACTCCATAAAGAAATTCTTTTTGTGCTGTCTCATCAAGTGCTTGCATTACCTCAGGTGTAAAATACTTCTCTGGGTTTTTAAGAATCTCTTTACCATAAACTTTCTTACCATCAATCTCATATCGTCCAGCAACATTCTTCCAGATGCCAGCAGTTTCTCCTAGTTCCAATAGACCATAGTATTGTTCCAACCCTCGTTCATCAAAGAACAATCGTGTCTCAATCTTAGATCCTTCCCTAGTTAGACGGGACTTCTTCGCCTCACACTTAATAATGTTTCCGACGAGATCTGTTCCATCTTTCTCTTTTTTCTTTGAGAGAAAAATGATTGTGCTAGCAGAGTACTTAAGACCAGCACCACCACCCATTTCTTTTGTAGGAACGTAAGACCCAATAACATCGTAAGTATGATTTGTTACTAACATTGGAATGTTTGCTTTACCAAGTTTAAGTGTAAGAATTCTAAACACAGACTTGATAAGTTGTGCTTTGGTCATGTCACGAACTTGTTTATCGTTAGAAGCATCTTCTACTTCTTTGTTCGTAGAAAGCATTCCCAAAGAATCTAGAACAAACATAAGAGGTTTACGTTGTTCTTTCTCTTGCTCCATATATTTATCGATGATACGAATAGCCTGAGTACGAAACTGTTCAATAGTATCTACAGGATAGATAATCATACGTCGAGAATCAATTCCACGACTCTCAATCATCTGTTTACTAATAGCAGATTCTGTTTCAAAATAAATGACTCCAGCATCAGGATGACTATTAAGGAAACTACGAACGACACTGAGACAAAAGAAAGTCTTTCCAGTGCCGCTCTCTCCTGCCAAAGCCGTGATTTTATTCGAGGGAATACCACCAAACAAACTTCCAGAAACCAAGGCATTAAAAACGTAACTGCCAGTATCAATAAAAGATTCAACGTCGCCAGCAGCAACCCCGTCAGAAACAAATCCAACCCATTCATTCTTACTATCTTTAACTATCTGTGTCAAAAAATCCATATATATTTACTCCTAAAAGAAACTAAGCAGTGAGACCTTACGCTCGCTATCCCATCCAATACATTCTAGCACACTTTTGAGCGGTTCGTAAAATGACTTTTCAAATTGTGTTTTATAGTCTACATATTTTTCCAAGTTTAATTCTGGTGGTAGATTTTGGAAAAAAGATATTACGTTTTGTTGGATGGGGTTTGGTGTTCGTAAGTAGAGGAACTTAATTTTCTCTCCTTCTTGGATAAGAGGATACTTATGAGTAAGATCACGCTTTCGAATATAGTAATTATAAAGTAATGCGCCTCGGACCTGAATGGGACATCCCTTTCCAAATATGTCTGCCACGCTTTTATATTTTTCCAATCCATTTACACCTCGGGGAAAAGCAATATCTAAGTAGTTTTGATTTTTTGTATCTTCTCTAATATTATCAATATAATCTAGAATATCATTATTTGTTTTCGTGATGAGAATTGTATACGCTTCAAGAAGTTTATCTCGAAAGTAAGCAGGAGTAGAAGAACGTGCTGTTTCCATACCACAAACTTTCATCTTAGGTTTTGTATAACGAACACCTTCGCTATCCCACACGTTGAGAACATAACGTTTCTTAGCAGTCCAGAAACCACGCTCAGCAATGTTCTCACGCTTCATCTTCATCTTCTGATCATAAGCATTTACATACTCTGCCAGTTCTTGGTAAGAACTTTCAATATAAGGCTCAAGTTCCATTTGACAGATCTTGTCAAGGAACCCAACAATTTTCTCAGGAGTTTTCTCTCTTCCCTGGTATACACGTTCAACCAGATCGCCCAAATTAAGATACATTGAATCAGTATCACAAGCAATAACATAATCGACATCCTCTGTTTTCAAAATTTTATTCAAGTATTGATTCATCTTTCGTTCAATCCAACGAATGGAAAGTTGACCTGAAAGGGTGATTGCTTCAGCGATTTCAAGTTTGTAGTAACGAAAGTGCTCGTTACCAATAGCACCATAGGCAGAGTTGAGTTGAATCTTACGTGCCATCTGAATGTTATTACAGCGAGCAATCTCTTTCTTCAATTCTACTGAAGGATTCTTTTCGTATTCTTGCTTAGCAGCAAGCATCTTTTTCTTGTAGATGGTACGTTCTTGATAGATTTTATCCATCAATTTAGGAAGGAATCCTTGGTAGGTAGTATCGTAATATGTTCCGTTAGCACAAACAGTTTGACCATTCATATCAAAAAGATCAATCTCTCTGTTCAACAATCTATCTACATTGGCATTAGGATGCTTATGTGAAAGCAACGTTTCTGGGGAGAGATTATATTGCATGATCAAGTGAGGATACAGACTGTTCAAGTCAAAACTAACAACCCAATCATACATTCCAGGAATCGGTTCTTTCACAAATGCTCCAGCATATTTGTTATCTTTAGAAGATTCTTTCTTAGGTGGAATAGCAATCTTTTGTTTAGCAAGATAAACATAGATGATGTTATCCCACATACGAACCTGAGAATATACGTCCTCAAAGTTTACCTTAGCATCGTATGCCATAGTAATAGCAAGTTCAAGTAACTTCATTTTGTCATCTAGTTGATCTACTAGGCGAACGTCATGAATGTTATACTCAACAAACTTCTGCCAATTCTTTGTGTAAAATTCTTTGAAGGTATCAAACTCACTATGATCTAGTTTTTTGACACCAAGTTCTACGCTACAGATATGATCTAAACGATAAGATTCTTGATTGGTGTATGTGAACTTCTTGTATAGTTCAAGATAATCTAACGTGGCAATACCACTAATGTCATAAGCAATTTGTTTACGACCTTTAATATATAATTCCCTACGAAGAATATTACCCCACGGAGAAATCAATCGTGCTTCTTTTTCTCCAAGAAGTCTTTCTACCCTCTTGAGAATATAAGGAATATCAAATAGTTGAACGTTCCATCCAGTAATGATGTCAGGATAGTTAGAGGACCACCAATGTATAAACGCCTTAAGAAGTCCTGTCTCAGTGTCGAAATGCATATAATCCACATTCGCCATTCTGTTCTCAAACTGTTTAGCACCAAAAACGGTAATACGATTAGTATTGCTATCTTGAATACTAATAGCCAGAATATCTTGATCAGCATCTTCCACATTCGGGAAACCATTCTCTGCTCCTGTTTCAATATCGATTGTGAATACTCGAATCATACTCACATCATATTTAATCTCATCGTCAGGATATTCTTCAAGAATGTATTGATTTAGAAATCTAGTTTGACCACAGATTTCAAAGTCTTCAATATCTTTATGCTCTTCTACAAATTGTTTTGCATCACGAATGCTGCCCTGTTTTACGGGGCGAACATTCTTTCCATTCAATGTTTTCCATTCTCCCTTGGTTGATGAAGGGAGAAATAGGGTGGGATTGAATTGTACTTTGTCTTGAAATTGTTTACCATTTTCATAACCACGAACTAGAATATTGTTTCCAGATTGCTCAACGCTGGTATAAAATTTCATTCGGTTTCTTCAGCAACTACATTAATATAAGAACTAAGGATAAATGTATTTGGATCTGTAAGAACAGTTATTTCAGAAGAACGAACAACTATTTCTCTTTGATCAGAATATGCTGGCCAAGGTGCCAGGCATTTACCCTCCACTTGATACGGGTATTTTAGCACACAATCAGGATCCCCGAACGTAGTATCCTCAATTTCTTCAATATCAGATACAATCCATTCACCATCAAATCTGATTAATTTAATTGAGTCACTCATAACTATTTTGTTGGAGGAGTATTTTTAATTTGCTGAAGCACTGATTCAATATCCTGCTGTTGAAGAGAAAAGTTAGTGGTAGTATCTGTCAAAACTTCTTGAATTACTTCAATTTTCTTTTCAAATGCTTCTGCTAATGCTGGATCTGGTTTACCAATAGCCATCACAGAATCATATGGAACTCTAAATTCAGTGTCAATAGCATAAGGACACCACTTACTAAATTCAATTCTTAAATCCATACCATCTTCTGGTTCTTCAACAGGGACCAAAGAAAGTTCATATGGATGCCTGAGAACTAAACAAATACCTTTTTTGTTTTCGTCATCACCATCAAATGCTTCTTGTAAATCGGTAATAATTTTTTCCCCTGTTTTCAGGATAACAATAGACGTACTCATAGATCTTCCTCAAAATTTAAATCTGTTTTTTCTTGTTGACTTTCATTTATTTCTTTCAATCTTTGGAACAAAGGTCCAGCGATTTCCATATAGTTTTCTAAGACATCATCTTTAGGATCTCCAATACTAATCACTTCATTAAACGGAACTCTAAATTCTACGCTCTTAGAAAATGGTGACCAAAGAGTAAAAGACAATTCAAATTCTTCACCCTCTTTAGATGAAGGTTTGTAAGTAATAATTAACGGAGCAGTAAAAAGGAAACAAATAGATTCTTCTTTACCTTCAGCAAACATTTCATTTATTTTAGTAATGATATGCTGTCCATTCTTTAACATCACTATCTTGACATTATTAATATCTTCCATAATAGTTTACTGTTTGAATCATTATAACACAAAAAAATAAAAAGGGCAACGGTTGATAGTTGCCAACCTTGCCCTATGCCGACGATATTTGGGGTTACCCTTTATTATTTATTGTATTCTCATTAGGAAAATTTGAGTCTCGATCTTCTGTCAGAAACTGTGGAACTGGAATTTCTAATCCTCCAATCTTATACACAGTTTTCTTTTGATGTTCTGGAATAATTTTTTCCAGCGAAATCGACAATAAACCGTCCGCAAAATCTACATTAGATACACGTACATCATCTGCTAATTGCCAACTGTGAGAGAAGGAACGCTTCGACAATCCTTTGTGGAGATATGTTCTTTCAGAATCTCGTTTCTCAACTTTAGAAGTAACTCGGAGAATGTTCTGTTCCGTAGAGACCTCAATTTCTTCCGCTTTAAAACCAGCAAGAGCAACTTCAATTTCATAATTAGCTTGATCATTCTTGATGATATTGTATGGCGGGTAATTAGTATTATGACCAGACATAGAATCTAAACGATTAAAAATAGTTTCTAGTCCTACTCCAAATGGGGTATAAACATCCCAAGTATATGTGTTTGTCATTTTAGTTCTCCTTAAATAAGCGAGTGTTTTGAATTACGGATCCGAAGACTCCGCTTTAGCGTATAGTGGTAGCGACTGCTCCCATCTATCATTATTATATATCAGAAAGCATAAAAAAGGGGAGTGTTGTTCTCCCCACTTTTTTATTCGGTTATCTCGGTCTTCTTACGACCAATGTTGTATTTACTTTCCAG